GATACGGGCGATGCACAGCCGACCATCTTGCACCCAGCCCACAAACGGCAGGCGTAGGACGGCAACGCGAGCCTCTTTAGTGTCGGATTCACAGCGAGCCGCGCCAGAGTTGACCAGTTCAAACCAGTCTGAGGCTTGCAGTTCGTGCGGCTTTGCGGACTCGCTCAGTTTGACTTGCGAGAGCTTGCGGATTCGTTGTTTTGCTGGCATTCGGGCAGGCTTCGACAGGTTGTAGAAATAGCGTCTTGCACTCAGGCTCGGATCGAGCAAGGGCGTAAATTGTGCGGGATTCGCTGAGGGTAGATTCAGCCGCGAAGTGCGACCGGCCTGGCAAGCGTATATCTAGTAGCACAGCTTGGGCTTAGCTGTCAAGGGCTAATTCCCTGTTTCACGCTGCGGGCTTCGTTGCACGAATGAAGCAGAATTTTAATAATTTTCCTCTTTACACGAAAATCAATTCCGTGTATATTCCCACCATCGAAGGCGGCAATGGGGTCGCCGGAGAGGTTGAAAACCAAGGAGAAAAAAATGGAAAGCAAAAAGGTGGAAATCAGCGTGAACGGTAGACTCTTGACCGGTGTTATCACCGGAACGAGTGTTGGGCGTTCTCACCGCGCCAGTGAGCGCGGCGAGAAGATGTTCGTCCTGGCCGAGGACGGGGTTGAGTATCAGGCGTGGAGGGATGGCGCTCCGCCGTTTTTGGCGGAGCGGAGCGCCATTCAACCTCGCCGCACCATTGAGTGTGGCCAGGTGTAGAAACCTGAAAGGCTGGCTCAAGTGGCCAGCCTTTCTTTTTGCCCCTCAGCCTTGCCAGGTCTTAAGGGCAAATTCAATTTCGTTTTTTTTCAGCACCCGGCGGCGACAAGCCGCCCCGTAGCAGTTTCAGCTGCCGGATGCTTTACCCGGCAGCGCCCCGACCCCCATGATCTTTGCGCTGCCGGTTCCGCCGTGACCGCGCGGTCGGGGCGAAGTCAGTTCTTCTTTGGCAGAGTAACGCTTCCGCCCGCCCCGCTGCCCCGTCTCGGCTACGCGGCAGCGGAAGTGCTCTCACCTTGCTCTACTTGCATCATGGTGATGTACTTGCCCACCATGACAAGAAGCTTAGCTTCCCAGTCGGGGTCGGTAATGTGTATTCCGAAGAAGTCACGGATGCGTCCTTGTCCGTCAGATAAGGCTGCCTCAATCACGCCATCGCTACATGGGGTAACATTAACTAGACTCCGGTTCGCGCACTCAAGTTTTGCACGAATCTCGCGGATTTCATTGGCGATTTGCTGCGCTCGCCAAGTCGCTCCATTCGGACGCTCGCAACCGAGCGCCTCCTCAATAATTTGCATTGATCGTTCGTGCAACTCTGCGGTCGCGGCCAATTCTGTTTCTTTCTGCAATAGGTTGGTTTCAACTTTTGATTTATTCATAAGCATCACCTCGCAACCAGTCTACTTCAAGAAAACCCGAAGGGAGCGAGTCACTCCTGGCGGGCCGCATTCTTTCAGAGAGCAGATCAACTTGCGTGCATTTGGCGGAACCGCCGGAACTACGCACGTTCAGGCGCTCAAGAAAGAGCCTCACTGATTCGTCGGCGTTGCCGCGAAAGACCCAGAGATTCTTTTTGTGGTCAAAATAAAGCTCACCAACTGGTAGCCCGCTCGTCATAGCCGAGAACGCTATAACAGGCGCGGAACTGGTAAGTTCGGCACTCTTTTCTTTTTCCTGCTGAGCGACAACTATCCGAATCGTCACCAGAGAGCACAGAGCCGCAATCACAGCCGCACTGATAAGAACTAGAAATCGTTTCATAATCTTTCCTTCTTTCCCGCTTTGGACGGGGCAGCTAATCAGTACCGGCAGTCATTAACGCCTTCACCGAACACCCTGACCAGCCGCCCCGATAATCCGTGCGAGGAACGGACTCGCGGGGCAAAATCAAAAATCCTGTATGCGGCGAGGGCGCTGGGATCGAACCAGCATCTTCGGATTTGCCGACGGCGTACCAATTTGCCCAGCCCTCGCCATAAGTTTTCAGGACTATGGCCGCGCATTCAGCGCAGCCCGCAGTGCCACAAAATCTTCGCGGAGTTCGGATCGCATTTCCTGAATCGCCGCTTTCAAATCAGTCACCGCCTCTTTTAGTTCTGCCTTGCTGACCTTATCAGCAAGGGCGGTTTCAAATTTGGAATTTCGCTCACCCTGCTTTTCAACCTGTTTTTCCAACGCGGCAAATTTTTCAGACCAGTGCTTTTCTTGAGCTTCAATGGCCTGCTTATGCTCGGCCTTGCTGATTTTCGTAAAAG